TTGCTGGTACAGATGAAGCTTTAACAGTTTCTACACAGTTACTTTGCAAGATGGCGCAAAAAGAAGATGGATCGCCAGCTTTTGACATGTCAGATGCACCGATTTTACAAAGACAATTACCAGAGAAAGTTTTAAATGATCTTGAATTGTTTTTGTTCAACATTGAATTAGATGTTGATACAGCAAAAAAAGAATCAAGCGAGATAACTGGTTAAATTTCGAGTTTTTTCTCGCAACAGAACTTGGTAAAACATTACAAGAACTCAGAATGAATATGACTGAGGCAGAGTTAATATTTTGGGCTGCGTATTACGAAGTTAAATATGATAGAGAAAAAAAAGAACTTAATCGTCAAAAGGCAAAATAAAGGTATTATATAGAAAAGACTTTTTAAATTTGTGGCAGAAAGTGTTGTTACCTTAAGAGTTGATGCAAGAAATGCAATATCTTCTTTAAATAATACTTCTTTGGCTACTAAGAAATTAACACAAGCTACAAAAGGTACAACTAGAAATTTACATGCAGCATCTGCAGCAGCAAAAGGTTTAGGCACTTCATTGATGTCCTCACTTGCCCCGCTTATTACAGTAGGCGCTGCTTTTGCAACTGTCGGTAATGCAATAGGAACTTTTACGGCAAGAACAAGAGACGTAGAGATTTTAAGACAAGGTTTAGAAAATTTAGGTAAAGGTGCTGTAACTTTAACAAAACTACAAGAGGCAGCAGATAAATTAGGAAATCAAACTTTATTTAACCAAGAAGAATTTACAAGAGGCTTTAATTTATTAACAAGTTTCAGAAAGATTGGTGTTGATTCATATGAAAGAGTTGCTCAAGCTGCTGCAGACATTGCACAGGTTAACCAAGTCGATGTCAGTACATCATTTATGCAATTAGCAAAAGCATTACAAGACCCAGAGAGAAATTTATCAAACTTAAATCGTTCTGGTATTGCATTTACAAAACAACAACAAGATGTGATTAAAGAATTAATGAAAACAAATAAAACTGCTGAAGCACATGCAATGATTTTAGAAATTGTTGAAGAAAGTTATAATGGTCTTGCACAAGCTGCTTCACAGGGATTAGCTGGTAATCTAGATTCTTTGGGTGAAACTTTCCGTGATTTTAGTGAAACTTTAGGGGAAGCACTTGAACCAGCATTAATTGCATCAGTTAAAGGTCTTACTCAGCTTATAAAAGCTG